GTTTTTAAACTCCGTTGGACTGAAGTTATAGGTCCGTGTAGACCAACTATCCTCGTTGTAATACTCTGAGAAACAAAACTTCCTGCCTGTCTCAGTCTGATGTACGTAGGTTCTGAACTTCTCCCTAAATCCATCTTCATTGAGATCGTTTGTAGCTCTTAATTCAACCATTGCTGCAAACTCTGTGTGCCACTTAGCTACTGCTTTGTAGCGACCGTAGAACACATCTACAAACTTCTTAGCTTCTTCTAAGGTACAACCTGCTTGTTTGCTAATAGCTTTAGCGCCAGCACCGTAGATCAACTGAAACGTTCTAGACTTGAATGGTTTACGTTCTTCTTTGGTTGGCATCCTGCCAAACATGTCCTTGTACAAAGCACTGTGAATGTCAACACCACTGCTGATGTCTGCTATGAGCTGTTTGTCCTTAGTAACATGAGCAAGAGCCACAACCTCCAATTGATTAAAATCCACTTCAATAATTACACCATCAGTGTATCTCGAATTAAAAATTTGTTTAATCGGGTTATTACTAATATTTTGTAAATTAGGATTGGTTGACGATAAACGACCTGTGACTGTTGCTGTGTGGTTTAGTTTGCCGTGTATGAAGTCACCAATGATGTGTTTGCTTAAGCCTTGCACATACGTTGATAGTTGTTTTGCCAACTCCCTGTATTTCAACAAACCATTGATGATTGCAATTGCTTTAGCATCAAACGTGTGCTTCAACATGTCGTTGAGCACTGAGTCATCAACTGAGATTTGTCCTGTCTTTGCAGACACCTTTTCTGGGTCTGGTACGTAGTTAATGAATGGTTTAATGACCACTGTCTTCTCTACAAGCTTGAACTTGGCATTGCCATTCTTGTAAACACCTACTTCTTCTTTGACTTTGACTCTTTTCTTACCACCAAAGAAAAACTGTGACCATTGCTTAGGGCTGTTGATGTCTTCTACATAACCTGCTGCCAATGCTTCAAGATTGAGTTTGACATCTACAAAGTTATCTACAACTTCAACTGTGTATTCATCCAGTCTTACTTTATCAACGTGTAGTCCATTGAACTGCATCTCTGTGGTTGCATGAAGTGCTTCCATCTGAGTCTCAATCAACATGAGTTGCCCTGCTGCTACAGCACGTTTGTACTGTGCTTGAGCAATGGCTTTGGTATTAATAACATCTTGTTCCAGGTAAGGAATCAGTTCCTCTGGGGGAATCTTTTCAGAGCCTAGTCCTGCTTGGAAGTACTTCTTAATGGTATCGTCTTTAAGAGGCAAACCATATTTAACAGACAACTCATCTAAGCTAGAAAACTTGGTACGTTGCCCTGACAGAATGTACTCTGCCAGTTGTGTGTCCCAAATCTTGTGTTCTTGTAGTTTGGCTTTAAGTGCTGTGCTTTGCTTAAACAAGTACATCAAATCAAAAGAAAAGTTGTGTCCACACAAAATAACTTCATGTGAGATTCTTTGAATTGCGCCGTCAAATTCACCTGCATCATACGTAACGTATGTTCTAAGCAAGTAGAGTCCATAAGCTACAACCTTGTTGTCAGGGTGCATAGGATGAGCTAGTCCTATATCTTCGTTGCCGTTGAGTGTTGTCTCAACGTCAATAGCTGCAAAAATGGGCATGGTCATGGTTTTCCATACGCCTTTCCATAAAGAATTGATTGAAACACAGTGATTCTGTGCTGCTTGTCTAACACGTTTAAGGACTTGCACACATGAGTTGCAAGCATAAACTTATCGTAAAACTCCTTTTCATTTGTGATGATTAGATTGATTTCTCCGTGTCTTAAAGAATGAAACGCTGCTCCTGTGTAAGAGCCTGTATCTTTAAAACCTGCTTTGTTACATCTTCTTACAAAAGTACCTAAGCTATCTGTAAGAATTAAAACGTCTTCATCTGTGTCTGTAGGAGCTGGTACACAAGTTACTCTGCTGCCTACATAGGCCATTAGAAGAACATTTTCTTCAAACAATGTAAACAGTTCCATTTGCAACGATGCTTCATCAATTGCTGTTTTGTATGTAGGACTTGTCATTACTCAAACCTTGCTCTGATTGGATCAATAGTTACAAGAAACTGTCCGTGACGTTCTGATTCCATGTGCTTAGGACCGCCACCTGGGAGTTTGTTCTTAGGAACATTGATTGTTCGGATCATTTCTTCCTCTGGACTCTTAGGTTCTTTGTACTTGCCAATGGTAAGTACTACGTCAGCTTCACCTGGTTTATCAGTCTTAGAGCCACGCAGAGCATCTAAACCAATAAACGGAGGGTCTTTCATGTCTACTGCTGTAGCAGACAACTGTGATGCAGCAATAACTGGACCATAGTTTCTTGCAAGTTCCCTAGCCCATTTGTATATCTTGCCAAGCTTAATGTCTTCTCTGTCGTCAGATTTGTTAAAGCCATCTACCTTGTCAAGTTGGTCAAACACAATCAAGCCTGGGTTAACTTCACGAAACAATGTCTCAAGATCACGAACGTGGTTCATGTCCTTAGTAACACGTATTTTGTCTTTGTTACCACCCATCAAAGCTGTGTAGTCAGCCATAGCTGTCTTAGAGTCAGCAATGATTGTTTTAGATTCTTTACCAAGTGCAGCTTGAACAATTCTGAAGAACACAACAGAAGATTCCTCTTCATTGTTGACCCATACAACAGGTCTGTCTTTGGGCAGTTGTTGTGCTAGATAACTAATCTCACTAGCTAAGAACGTTGTCTTACCTACCTCAACTCGTGCAGCAACGATAACAAAGTTACCAGTACGTAGAGGACCCAGACTGCGGTTAAGCACATCCAAACGCCACTCGTATCCTGAGCTACTAATCCGATCAGCAATAACACTAAGGTCAGCCGAGACAAACAACTCATCTTTTTCAATGTATCTCTCCACATCTTTAAGAGCATTGGTTGCTAGGATGTGAACGTGTTCAAGGTCGCTAGAACCTTCTTTGACTTTCTCACATTCCTCCATGATCTGAGCAAGGTAGTCCAACTCTATGAGAGTCTTGATTACTTCTTCGTGTGCATGGTGTGGAACAAATGTTCTTGCTTTTGTTATGGTCATGCGAAGCTTGACGATTGAATCATCTGTGAGTCGTTTACTTTGATCTGCTATTAGGAACGCAGAGAAAGATTCCCAGTTGAACTCCGTTACACCTGGGAATGTTTTGTAGTATTTGTCCATGCCATCTAGGATGATGTTGGTTTCTTTGACCACTACATGCGGTTTGATGTACCGCCTATACTTGGTTAGGTTTTCTTTGCTTTGAGAGCAAAGATAGAGAACGTCATAGTCCATTGGCTTCCCTCGCTTTCAACATTGCATCTGCCATTTGATAAGCTTTCTGTGCAATGTAATCACAGTGTGGTTGATCAACGTCATGCATCATTCCTTGCATAGCCTTTGCCGCCATGTAATCACGCAAGGTCATGCCTTTTGTTCCTTTACCGTCTGGAAATGCTGGTGGGTTGTTCATCTATTTCCTTTAAATGAGTGTGTCGTACAACTCTGCTGGTGTACATTGTTTGGGTTCTTTATCTATGCCAAGCACGATAATCTTTGTTGTTGATGGTAAAAAGTGGTTTAGTTTTTTGTATGCCTTTGTTGCTCCTTGTACACCTGCTTCATCGGGATCAAGCCAAATAAGCACGTACTCAAAGTTGAGATCGTGTATTTGTCTTAGCGTTTTGTCTGACAATGCTGTTCTTAGTAACGCTACAGAGCTATAACTTGTGTCGTGATTGACTCTGTACGCACTGAGGTAGTCTTCAGTTATGACTAGCGTCTTACTAAAGTAATGAAACCAAGCTGCATCTCCTTTGGAGCTGCTGCTGGTGTAGTGTGTTGTGTACTTGGGTGTTGCGTTAGGCGCTAAGTTGCGTACCTGCCAGCCTATTGGCTGTTGTTCTGGGTTATGCAGGGTAAGTGCAACTTTGTATCGTTCCCCTGCTACGCCATTAAATATGTTTTTTGTTGGGTCGCAGTAGTGACTGTGCAGCCACAGCTTACCTTCGACAGCAAGAGAAGCTATTACAGGCTTAGTGCTACTAGTAACAGATGTTGTTGGTTTGTTGATCCAGGTAGACAATCTTTCGTCACCATCTTTAACAAAGCCTTTTTGATTGCAATGATGGCAGTAAGCCACAATAGCAGTAGCTTCACGCTTGATGTACAGCCTACGTTTGTTGTCTACACCTGCTTCACACTCCGTGTGATTGATGTGTATTTGTTGCCCTACTATTGACGGAGCGTTGTCGAGGATTAGTTTGCGGTTGATCATATTTTTAAAGCCCAAAATACATAGCCCTCCCTTGAAGGAAGGCTATATGGTTTTGTAGTTTTAGATTTCTTTGTTACCGTAAATCTTGGTAAACAACTCATCAGCAACCTTACGCTGTGTGTCGTTTAACTTGTTTAGGTAAACAAGACTGAAAGCTGCTCTCAAGGACATTCCAAAAGAAACCTTGTTGCAGATGCTGAACAATGACCGTGGAGACATTGTTAGATTGAATTGGCTAGCTTTGTAGCCGTTGCGGATCAGATTAGCCAGTTTGACAAGCTCTTTAGCTGTTTTAGTTGTGATTGTTGTAGGCCATCTGTTAGTCAACATCTTTTCTTCGATAGAAGCTTCAAGATAGTCAACGTAGATAGCAGTGCCAAAGCGATCAAGAGTTGCAGAGTTCTGAACGTTAGTACCAGCATGTGAACCAGTCTCATCACCTTGGCCTTGTGTGTTGCCAATAGCTACGATCCTGAAATGCTCGTGAGGGACAATTTGTTTGTCTTTGGTACTTCCGGGCATCTCCTTCAAGAAAAGCTTGCCTTCGTCCTCTAAGAGCCACTGAAGACCCATAGAGATCTCTGGAGGAGTTACGTCCCACTCGTCCCAAGCAAACACAGCACCGTAACGTACAGCCTCTGTTACAGCACCGTCTACCCAGATTGTTGAACCCTCCTTAGCCGTTAACTGACCAAAGATCATTGAGGTATCCATGTCCCCAGTACAATTAACCCGAACGAAAGGGCGACCAGTACGAGCACAAAGCTGCTCAATAAGACTAGATTTACCAGCCCCCGTAGGCCCGTAACAGAGTACTCTTTCATTTAATTCCCATGCTCTAAGAACGTTTGCAGCCAAGTCTTTGTCAATGACATAGGCAGGATTGATACTAGGAACAAATGAGGCTATACGTTCATCCCAAGGATAATCCGTAGCCATGTGTTTGAACATAGTGACACCGAAGTCTTCTCTGTCAATAATCCAGATGTCTTTGAACAAGTCTGAGAAATAGATTTGACCTGGTTTGAGTTCTGGTCTTGTTCTTACAGGTGCTTTTGCATCCGCTGCTTCGGCTGCAAGTTCATCAAAAGTTGTTGTGTGTTCTGTTGCGGTTAAAACTCTACGTTTTTCCATTGCTTCTTTGATCTTGGTTTTAACAAGGTCTTCAACTTTGGTTGTGGATTTGACTTCTGGGTCAGACATTGATGATCTTCCTTTCTATGAGTTCTAACAACTTGCTTGGTATTTCTTCTGGTTGGTTGACTATGCTGTGTGATTGGTAGTAATCCTGTACTGATCTACTACACAAACCCAAACCATAAATGTCAATTGACTTTGCTTTCTCTATCTCTTTGATTACTGTGTCTGTGAACTTGCCTATTCCTGAAGAACTTTTAGAAGCTGCGGGACTACCATCAGACATAACCACTAACAGACGTTTCTTCTCTTTGCGTTTGAGCAGTCGATCATGCGCCCAAAGAATGTTTTCGCCATCAGGGTTTCCAACCATCCATTGACTACTTATCTCAAAATACTCTTTCAATTTATCAGGACTAACTTTTAAATCAGAAAAACTTTTGTAAATATACATGGTAGGACACCAATCAGTATATGAATTAAGTTTTCCGTCAGTAAAACCAACGATTTCAAGAGGTATGTTTAGAGTTGAACAAACTTCATTGACTAACAATGTAGAAGCTAGAGCGTAATACGCTTTCATTCCTTGCATAGACCCAGACATATCAACCAATACGGTGATAGCTGCATCCAGTGTTTTGTTGTCAATCTTGTTCTTAAACACACGCTCATTGAACCCAGGTGCATCAAAACAGATACGAGACAACCTAGATTGATCTAGTTTGCCTTTTTTGACACCGTACTGTCGTTGCACTCTTGCTTTGATTTGGATTAGCTTACGAACTTGTTGAGCAAAGTTTTCTTGAGACACAAGTTTAGGCTCTACTTGATCACGATATTCTTTGAGAAAATTGCTTTTTTTGAGTGTCAAGTAATAGTCAGCAGAGCTTTTTTGTTTGGGGTAGTCAACAACTATGAAGTTTTCATAGTCAGTTAAGTCCCAACCGTCTTTGTGTTTCACAGGCTCAAAATTAATGCCAACTTTACCTATGTCGCTGCCATCTTCGTTGTGCATAGAAAGAGAAAAGTTTTCCAAATCTTCTTCGGAAACTTTGATCTCAATGACTTTGTACTCTTCGTCTTTAGGATCAGCTTTCTCTGCACCATCACCTCTTTCTTCAGACAAACCAGAGCTTTTTATTTCTTCCTCACCACCTGGTTTAACAACTTTACCGTCACCTTCACCCTTGACAGGCTTAGGCTTCAGTTCTTCTTTGCATTCCTCACCAAGTTCTTTGAGGATGTCTAGAGCTAATTGGTAGGTTGATTCAGAGCCTAATTCTTTATCCAAGATCGAATAGCAATCAACAAGACGATCAGTAAAGTTATTAAGAACATTCAGAACCTTTTTGTTGGGAGTAGATTTGCTGACAACCAGTTCTATCCTAGGAAAGATAGAACCTGTCAGTGTTACTTCCCAACAGAACAAGGCTGTCATTAACGTTGCTACTGGTGATGTTTGTCCTTTAGCTTTCTTGAGGATGTCCTCAATCAAAATAGAGCTGCAATCATCCCAGTTCTCTTTGAAACCACGATACTCTTTGGCTTCGATGTAGTTGATTCTGGAATCTTCTAAGAAGTTCCATACAAACATCAATATGCCTTGAGGATCTAGTTTTTTCTTCTGGAGAACTTCAAATGAACTGTAGCGATCATGAGCCACTTCGTGGTCTGTTGATGCCATCAGTTGTTTGAGCTGCAACTCTGTGGTTGAAGCAACAATCCTAGGTAGATAGATGGTTTTGCCATCATGTCTAGGTTGATTAGCGTCTTCAAATACAACGGAAATGCCAGCTCTGCCAGCACTTGCACGTATGTACTTCATTACCTCAATGCTTTTAGTCAGCATTATTTACCACTCGCATTCACAAACTCCTTCACAAGCTTGAACACTTTGAGAGCATCCATACCTTCAGGGACATTCATCAAGTTCTTAATAACTTTGTTGGCATAATCTTCAGCACTGACTTCTTCTTTGGGAATCTTCAGTTCTTTGATCTTGTTTTGCAGAAATGTTTTACCGCAATAGCTTCCGTTGTCATCAATGAGCTTGATACTGAGCTTCATAGCTGTGTGAATGACTGACTTAGCTGATCTCCAAGGACCTGGCATTGAACTGACTTCATAGTCCTTTTTGATCTGCTTCTCAGTATCCCGCAGGTCTTTAGCAAACGTTTCAACTGAGCTGTGCGTAAACGCTACAGCTATCATTTTCTCGAATGTACTTGTAGCTGAAGCATCTGAGACAAGACTCTCAGTAGCAGCAGCATACAAAGTGGACATCATGTGAGCATCCATTTGTTTCTCCCTCACAGGCAACATTGCCTACACAATACTCTCTAAGAAAGTACTGTGGAAAAATGCTGTTAGTTCATACGTTCTACAAGATAACCCTCTTCTTTATAAACCAAGGCTTCTTCAACAGGAACGTTTTCGATCCATCGTTTAAATTGAGAAAGATATACACGAAACATAAAATTTCCTTTCAAGTTTGTTATTAATAACTAATATCTTCAAGCAATTGGTCTTCAGTTGTGAATAGTTCCAGTTGCTTGTGGCTATCGCCCTCTTGTTCAAAAGGGGTGTCGATGTTAACGCTTGTCAGCATGTCATCGTAGTCATTTGATTCTATGAACCAATGATTAGTAATCGTCATTCTCTATTGATCCGTCAAAGAACCAATCCAGATATGCGTGAATACCATTACGAAACACATGACCGTGTAGATGTGTTTCTTCAGCTAAAACTGATTCTTCCAAACCAGCTTCTTCTAAAGAAATAAATTCAACTTTGTCACTGTCTTCCCAGTTCATTTCATCAACTAAATCTAAGTCCATGACTATCTCCTTGAAAGTTAAAGAGGGCGAAGCCATCCCCGCCCACGCTTGCGCGGGGTGGCTAGCCCGATAATGGATTTGAGCGAAGCCCATCGCAAGCCCCTGC